CTTTTTGAATCTGTTTATTGTTATTATCAATATACAAGTTAGTATTTGCCGAACGAATAATCTTACCTGATTTAACTGGTGGCCAGATATACCCTTTGACAGTAAAATCCAAATCCCACAATATCAAACGAGTGGTCATCATGTCACCCTCGTAATCTACAGTAGAGTTTACCGAGTTTAGTATAATAGGAACGTCATACTTCTGATCCATATCTGGATTGAAGTTGACTGTAACAGTGAAGTCGGGAGTAAAGAAAGGCAGTATCTGTTCTAGTATCTGAGTTCCATCTTCGGTATTACGAACATATATGGACAACGAAAACTCAAAGTTATATGGAACAGGAACATACTGTGTATCTAATTTTGTAGATGATGATTTAGAAAAGTTTTGTAGTGTAGTTACTTGTTTACGTGTTGGGTCATATGACATACTTTCCATATTGAAAGATATGCGTGGAACAAGTGTGGCAATAGATTTGGTTAGTGTTGGGTCAGATGTAAGTCTGGTTATATATTTTTCTTTTGAACCATACGACAGTGGAACTTTCCATCGTTCAAGTTCTATACCCGATTGAGTATGACGAACACATTGGATGTCATTGAAGAGTGTGCCAAATGCAACAACAATTCTTCGTATAGTTCTATTATAAAAAGGAGCATTACCTAACATTATGCTTCTCCAAATGGATTGTGTTCTGTAAAGTCAATAATAGAATCTGAAGTTGCTTCTAGTCTATCATTATCGGCAATATCCTCAAACGATACATTCATTGATGGGGAATCGTATACATTAATAACCCATTGGGAATTACTTGTTTGACCTTTAACATTACCTGAAACAAATTGTCCATGAACAAAGTATATGTCTACCGAAGTGTTTGGATGCATTCTATCAACATATGCTGTAGCAGTTGCGTAATCTACATTTGCACCTTGATAGATAATTTCATCTTGAATGAAAGTTCCAGAACCAGTTCCTAATGTAATACGAACACGTGGGTAACTGTCTCTAATTTGGTCATCAATTTCTTTAATACCAGTGTCAATATATTCGTTGGAGAACACAAACTGTTTCATTTTTAAAGCATACACATATACATTACCACCACGACCACGACCTAATGTATAGAACATGGCTTGATTGTTTTCATGTTCAACAAACGTAATCTCAAAGAAGTTTTGTAGTAAAGGTATGTAAATCAAGTCACCTTCACGTGGTCTTTCATATCCTGTATTGGTGTATCTGAATCTGGAACGTGAAACTAGAAGAGTCATTTCATCACGAATTTCCAAACCAAACTTAGACATGAAGTCACCTTCACCCTCCATGCCAGTAACATTTTCCATATACATTTCAATGTAATGTGCAGCACGATATTCTTTGGTTGTGTCTTCACCGTAGAGATAATCTACTTGGTCACGTGTTGTGCGAGGCATGTAGTATACATCCATGCCATTGATTTTCATTGCTTCAATAACCAAATCCTCAACGAGCAATTGCTCAGAGGTTATCTGATTTGCTGGATAATTATTGAAGTAGAAATTGGTTGCCACGGTTTACCCCGTGAAGATTTCAGATGGCAACGAATTGAAGTTGTAGATATCGTTTTCTATTTTTTCAATTTCATCATGTGCGTCTTGCATGATTCGAGGACCATCAAGTGTCACACCACCTGGTAATTGAATGCCAGCGAACTTACTGAGATTGCTTCCCCACTGATATTTGATTTTAGCAGTGGCATATGCTTTTAGATAACGGTCATTCCATACATCAGCAAGACCTTCTTTGGTTGCTTTAACTCCAGCGCAGTTTGCAGTTACTGGACTACGAAACTCTAATGTTGTGGGTGAAGTTATGACTGCAATTTGTTTGCTTTCACCGTTGATAGTAATAAAATCATTCTCCAACAATTCTTGATCGAATATTGTTCCTGTTCCTGTGACTGTATTTGCTGTTGTATTTGCACTCATCGTTCCAGTTAGTATCATTGTTTCTGGTTCCATTTTGCGATAACACTCGGCAATAACATAATTGCCTGGTATTAAATCACGTGTCCAATCAATATCCAGAAAGATTCTATTCTGCATACGATTGAATCGGAACTGTGGAGTACCAGAGAACAATAGATTTAGCGTGCGAAGATGTTGCATCGTAATCTCATATGACACATACGATACTGATGTGAAGTCGTAGAGGTCATGCAGACGCAACTGATAACGCAAATCAAACATGTTAATTGATGCACCAGATTGGTCAAAGGGAACGATACCAGTAACAGAAGTTACAGCATCGGGACAATAAATCCAACGACGATTAATGTCTTCTGCTGTTACCATATGCTTCATAAAGATTTTTTCCACACCATCCCAATGATAGTCGTGGAAGAAACTTAGTGCATCATCAATACGATCATCTACTTGGTCATCATCAACATTAATTTCGATAACAGGCCAACCTAAACGGCGTAGGCAGTATTCTTTGAATTGCTTTCGTGTTTGAGGTTTAGCCATTATTGTACCAGTGTTATTATACTTTCACTATTTAGCATAGTTAGAAAGGAGCGAATCTGGAAACGATAGGTCCATTATCTCCAGCACCAGTTTTGATATATGGATGTCTACCATTACCACTGTTATCTATAAGTGTTGCACTCTGTAGTCCAAGAAATAAAGTTGTTGCAGCATTGGTAACCACACCTAATGGAGAAGTTGGTACAGTTAAGTCAGAGCCTAGTGTATATACTACACTATTTGTTATACGAAGATTAGAAATATAACCATTATAACGACCTGAACCGTTTACAAAATTCCCAACAACCCAATTTGTTTGTGCATTACCATTAACGGCACCTTGACTACCTGCTTGTACTCCATTTATCCAATAATACTGTGTATTACTACTCCTTGAAATTACAATGTGATTCCAAGAACCTGGTTTATAACGAAGAGATGCCAAACCACCACCGCCACAGTTAAAACATGCGGCATCAATTCCTAGTGGTGCAGAACCATCAGTATTACTTCTAGCATACAGATACCATGTATTATTTCCAGAATCTGGACCCATGAGACAACCACCACCAGTATCATTACCAGTAGCAACAGGATATATAAATGCTTCCCATGTAAAGTTTGCGTTTGGAAAAGTTGTACCTATCGGAGCATACAACCAAGTTGCATTATCACTTGTAGTGTCTGCACCAAAAAATTGTACAGAGTAACTACTGCCCGTTACCGTACCATAATTATTACCTGCTGGTAATGCTACGTTTGCACCAGCCCGCTGATACTTGAGAATAACAATACCCGAACCACCCTGACCACCCATAGAACCAGGAGCAGAACCACCACCACCACCGCCAGTGTTTGGTGCTCCATAACTTGCTGGTGCTCCCTGTTTACCAGCGGCACCACCACCAGGTGAGCCCACTGGACCGCCGCTTGTTCCTCCAGCACCACCAGGATTTTCTTCACCACCGCCACCACCGCCACCAGCGTATGTTGTTGGTGTTCCAGTTATTGTTGAAACTATTCCTGTGCCACCAGCACCACCGCCGCCACCTGCACCTGCACCCGCCGCTCCTGCACCACCACCGCCACCACCGCCACCACCAGAACCGGGAGTTGCGCCACCCCCATTAAATCCTTCACCAGGTGTTCCTTGTCCTACAGACCCACCGCCTTGTGGTTCACCGCATCCACCACCAGAACCACCATTACCGCCACTACCACCGTTATGTGCGCCACCACCCCCACCCGTTGCCCAAATAGAAGATGATGCATTTTGAATTCCTGAATTTGCGCCGTTTAGTGAACGACCTTTGCCCCAATAAGGTTGAAATGGTGATGGTTCGGGATATCCACCACCACCAACAAAAATTAGATAAGGTGAACCTGGAGTTACTGCCCAATTTGTTCCTGCTTTATAACCACCAGCGCCACCACCACCACCTCCGGCACCACCTTGAAGTGAACCGCCGGCACCTCCGCCAGCGACAACAAGATAGTCAACTGTAGTGGTACCAGCAGGTGGTATCCATTGTTGAGTGAATGTGAATATTTGAACTGTATTGATTAGTGATGCGGAACTTATTTTTCTAATAATACCTAATGATTTAGTAGAACCCGCAGCAAAAGTTGAAAAAATTGGAGGCATTATTATTCCTGAATAAAAAACACCACTACAGTTTTTATTTCTGTAGTGGTGTTATTAGTTTACATATTAGTATACGCTTGTAGCACCGTTAGCAAATGCCGTATTGGATGCTAGGATGATGTACGAGTTTGCACCTCTTTTCA